AATATAATTTGCGATTCACATGGATATTACATTGTCGACGTGTTAAAATCAGTATATAATAGAACAACACCCTTACCTGAGGCTGTTTATGAATATATGAGAAAGCTACGTAGTAGGCCATTCATGCGTATTTGTGCATTTTCAGAGGATGGTGTTGAATATTTCCACACAACTTTACAAAATTGGAAAAGATATATGAATGAAGACGTTAATCCGGAAATGATAGATCTCTTTGGGGTATCGATTCAGTATTATGGGTACGATGATGATCCACCAAATGTTACCATCTATCGGGGTATAGACGTAGCATAGAATCCTCTAATTCATCCACCTCGTACCAAGCCCAATGACACTCCGACGAATCCTTATCCATTTCACACATTTCCTGTGCTTCTTTTATCGCTTCAGTGAAACGTAAACGAAGTCTCAGATTTTCCCTAATAGGACGCACCTCCACGATACTCGGTCGCTGGTACATAGCTTCAAGAACATTCTTACGAGTCTTTGCCAACTTTATCTTGTAGAGACTGTTTTCGGAAAAAGTTGCTATACATTTCATACTTTGATATGGTATTAAAGTATGAAATGTATACACGACTATAAGATGTCCTCTTACAGTGTTGAACCTTGTACCTTCAAGTATCGTGTATCCTCTCTCGAGAAGGTGGTGGATGGTGATACAATCGATGTCAACATTGACTTAGGTTTTGATGTGTGTACGAAGCAGCGTGTACGTCTCCTAGGTATCGACACCCCCGAGTCTCGTACATCGGACAAAGAAGAAAAGAAGTTTGGTCTTCTCTCGAAGAAGAAACTAAAGGAATGGTGTCTAAAGGCTGTCGCATCGGAGAAGGATGATATTGAAATCGAACTCAGATGCCCAGAGGCAGATTCTAGAGGGAAGTTTGGTCGTGTCCTCGCAGAGATTTGGGTATGTGAAGACGGTAATTGGACAAATGTGAATAAGTGGATGTGTGATAATGCATACGCCGTTCCATACGCAGCCCAAAATAAGTCCGAGGTTGAAGGACTTCACTTAGCTAATCGCGAAAAGGTGAAGGATCAGTTACCATAGGGATACTTATGCACCCATAAATTACAAATCCATTTTTCACCAGACTTTACAGGATTCCCACCATGTAAAGCCTTGGAAGATATCATTTCATAATTATCGAGTGTATTGAAGAATAGAGCATCACCGGCCCTAAGCTTATATTCCCTTTTCAAGTTTGGAAATATAGTTTCACCACCTTCGTAGTCATCATTGAGCGCTAAAATAAATGTGTACATTCTCACATTCTTGTCTTTTTTTAATGTATCCTGGTGAGGTTTATAGTACCCCCCAGGTTTGTACCGAAGTACCTGTAAATTTTCACAATTATGAATCGAGCGATCTATATATTTAGTACACTTACGAATCACATTCCCGATAATAGGATCTTCGCGCGATAACCACGTCGTCTCACTTTTACGAACGGTCTCATCTGTGTATCTATCGTCGGAGACTGCTGATGGTTTTAATTCATTTTTAGCCTTCTCGATAATGTAAGTTCGTTCTTCGTCTGATATAATACCTTTCATGTGTATAGGTTGATTATATCGAGGTAAAATATATATAAGTATCAGGATCAAAAATAATAGCACCAGCATCTTAATTTACTCACACATAAATATTTCGGGGAAGTCGACAATTGTATCGTTTACGAATTGTTTCGAAAATTTCATTTCCATATTCCACAATCTTGTGTAAACTATCGATGATCTCGTCATGTCGCCCTGGTTCAATGACATACTGTCTAAGAAAATCCCCACTTGTATTGGAAATCATTTCAAAAATGTTCGAAAGGTCTCGAGTTTTTTCTGTTAACTTTTCTTGACGTTGTAAATAATTTTTAAACATATATTCATTGATGTCATTCATCATATAGGCAACTCGTAATGGAGTATTGTCTATTGGTCTCGTATCTAGATACATAATCTCTCGTTCCATTTGGTGTATGACCACTGCATACTGGAGTATATCATTTGTAGCCCCCATTTCTCGTAGTTCTCTAAACGAAGGGACACCACCACATGGAATGTCTCCATGTTCTCGAGACATCATTGTTTTTTTCTTGAACTCTATGAAGTGTGGATTATGTATTCGACCAGTATCAATCTCCCCCGTTCGCCAATTGAAAGCTGTGTGACATGATATACACCACATTTGAGCACACCCACTCGTTTTGTGAATAACTGTACCACATTTGGGACACGATTTACTATCCTTATTAAGAAGCTTCATCGTTTTTACAGTTTCAGGATTACATATGTGTTCGGGTCCCTCAGGTTCATTACAGTCTTTACAGTACTTACATTCACATAAACCACAATACCAATTTTCATTGAGAAATCCCTTACATTCTTCTACTGGACACTGACGCACAAAACGTCTCGGTTCGGGATCCATAAATGTTCTACCATTTCGTAGCTGATCTAGGTGTCTGTATGTTTTCTCCATCTCTCTGTAAAGTACTTGTATTTCACGGGGCATGGGACCATCTATTTCAAATACTTTATATATGTTGTGAAGTTCAATGAGTTTTTTCTTTTGTTGTTGAATGATAATATGAATTCTACGCATTTGTATTATTCGCTCAACTTCGGGTTGTGTCCCGGGCATGAGTACCCGTTCTCTCTCAAATAGAATAGTCTCTCGGTGACGTTTTAGTTCAGTATTTCTAAAATACTTGGTACAAAATGAATCCACGAATTCGCGGTTCCATCGAGTTTTACATCCCATGCAATGTGGATCTTCAAATGATTCCAATATATATCTTTGAGAACATGAACGACAACTTATTAAATCACAAAAAGGACACTTAACTTCTTTGTGATTTATTTTGTTTAATTTTTCACAACATACATTACAATTTTCCATTAGACTAAAGGAAGTTTATTTCTTTAAATTACAATCTAATTTTGACACGCTACAAATAGAGACAACTTTTCGCGTGCGTCTGAAATCTTATTCTCGTATAACGTTTTCGCAAATACCAACACCAATTCCGCATCCTTGTATGACATGTACGAATGCCCGTACTTCTCATATATCTCTGCGATATTATCGAGGTTATTGTCACACCATTCCTTTACATCCACATCCCCATTAAGACCCTTTTCGATGAAATCGGCAACATCGTCGCTGAGATGCATGTCGGTAGTTACGGTACAGTCGTCATATTCATTCATTTTTACTTAAATTATTTCTTTGTTGGGTTTGACTTACGTTTCATTTGTTGTTTTTTTTGTGTAGATTTAACACTTTGTCCAGTCGTTTTGGCAAATTGTTTATTTTTCTTTCGTTGTTCCGCCTTCACCATACGTTTCGCCTCGGCCGCCTCACCCGACTTTTTGATTCGCTCTATATTGGTCATCTTGGAAGCCGCAGCCTTAGCCACAGCCTCCTTGAGATTTTTAGCAAGGTTTGCCTTTTTCTTGGATTCTATGAGTTTTCTATAGATTCTATCCCGGGTAGCCTTAACTGCAGCCTCCTTGAGATTTTTAGCAAGTTTTGCCTTTTTCTTGGATTCTGCGAGTTTTCTCTGGATTTCACCATTGTTCTCAAACATGGGATTGACTCTTGTCTTACCACCCATAACCTCCGCCTTTTTGAAAGAATTATTCCTACTGAAGTTTGTAGTTGTTTTCTTAGCCATATTACGGTTCTTTTTGGGTACCATATTCAATTTGTCAATCGCAGCAGAAGTATTGAAGTTGTTCTGTTCTTTGGGTTTGTTTCTCTCAATTTTCACCTTTTTACCCCTGAGACGACCCTCACCCCTTTTACGAGCCTGGTTGAAAATCCCCCTACGGGTAAAAGGGTTCTTCGTCGCGTTCCATTTCTTCATGAATTCTGGAACATTAGTATTTGTGAGACCCTCAATCTGCTTGATTTTGAATTCCACACCATTGCGAATCTTCTTGTTCGTGTTTGCCTTATTGAGTTCTTTACCCTTGATGTTAAGTTGTTTGTTTAATTCTGCAGAAGCGTTGAATGGTTTATTACGGTCTCGTTTTTCTGATTCTACCAATTCAACCATTTTCTTAACATTTAGAGCAATCCGATTAAATTCTTCACCAGTTTGAAATGGATCGCCGGCACGTGTTTTTAATTTCATGAATCGTTTATCATTCTGTTTGGAAAGTTCACTAAGAACTTTATTGCGTTTGGCCATACGATTATCAAGGTTTCTCTGTTTATTGAGACTATTCATAGCTTTACTAGCATCCCAATTCTCGCGAACGTTCGCTTCATTTCTTGTAGCACTACGCTTCTTTCTTTTTTCTATTCCCTTCTTTTTAGCTTTGTCGATAGTTTGAGCTCTTCTTTTGATGGGTTCGATATCAGTCTTAGCGTTCGTAACCTGACTCATAAATTTAGCTTTCTGTTCCATGGTAAGATCAGTAAGACCATTTAAGAATGCCTGTAATGTAGTCTGTTTCGTCGCGAATGTATTAGTTTTACCTTTCATCTGTTTGTTCAACGTAGTGATTTCTTTCTCAAGAACACTTGTATTTTCCTTGAGTGTAACCCGATTGATAAATCTATTCTTATTCACATTATCGAGAAGTGTTTTATTCATGAATGTACGAAGTTTCTTCTTCTTTTCAACCACAATATCCGCATTCATGGATTGTCTCTTCTTTTTAGCTTCTTCTCTTGCTTTAATCCCATTTATTAAACCACCCTTAAAATTACTAATGAGTTTAGTTCCATATTCACCTATGTTTAGGGATAATACAAAGTCGTTAACATTACGGTTAGTCTCTTTCTTATTTTTGATCCTAGCATTCTGAGTCCGAGCCTCCTGTATGATTGTATCGACATTCGCATTAGGTTTCGTTAGATTAGACCTAAATAGAGCCTTCTTATTTTCGCTTAAGCTTTTTAGATTTATCAGTATGTTTTCAAGTTTTTTCTGGTTCCGTGTTCGACGAATATCAGTTGCATTAGCCTTAGCGGAGTTTAGAGTTTTGTTTGAATTCTGTGTGAATATAGTACGTATTTTCTGTTTATTCTCATCTGAGAGTCCTAAACGACCCATATGAGTATCGAGTTCGGAAAGTTCTTTTTTACGCATTTCACCTTTCTTTTCTTCCGCGAGTTTCTCTGCATTCGCTTTAAAACTGTTAATATTTCCGGGTTTGCGATTGAATCGTAGCAATATAAACTTTTTATCTCTATTTTCTATGTTTATACCTCTCAGGATTTCTTCGAGTTTTTTACGATTCTCGGCAATTCCCGCACCTTTTCTTTGTTTTTTTATTGTATCTGCTTTGCGTTTCATTTTATTCAGATCTTTCACAGTGTTAAACTCGAGCATGATCGCACTACGATCAGATACATCTAGGTCGAGTTTTTCGTTGATATATGTGTAAAGTTCTTGTTTTTGTATCGCTTGTTTTTTATTAACTTGAGTATTTTTAAAATTTTTAACATTTTCTAACAAAGTACCTAGAGAATTGTTTTGGTTTTTGAAACGTTTGAGAAAACGTTCCTGATTTTCTTTATTTATATCACCCATGACATTTACAAGTTTACGAAGATCTTGTTTCTTTTTTCCGGTGAGAAGACCATTCAATTTGTTTTTGAGTCGTTGAACATTATTCATAGATTTAATTGCATTTAAATTACTTGAAATATTAATATTTCTGTTCAGTGCTCGTCGAGCGATATTCTTCTTATCTCTATTAATATAAGCTTTGTTGATAGTATTATCAATATTTTTTACATTATCCATGTTTTTGATATTTACAACTACGTCCAAATTGAGTTTATTTCCTTCTCGAGCCTTACGAATACGTTCAGATATACGTTTCTTTTCACCTGAGATACCTTTAATTTTTTTAGCCTTATTACGAAGAGAATTGATATTTTTTGGGTTAAGTTGAAATTCTTGCATAATTTTACTAACTTCATTTGAATTGAGTTCCAACTCATTAGTCAGATAACTACGAAGTGCCAATTCCTTTTCCTTCTTAAATTTGTCTGATCGCTTAGATGCTAAATTCTCAACATTTTCAGGTGTCATCTCTGAATAACTATTCCATTCATTCAGAATAAATTGGCGATCTACATTTTTTAAATTATATTTGTTCAAGATGTTAGTGATATTCCGAGGTTGTTCGGTGCGTTTACTTCTCATATATTGGTCAATAGTACGCATGATTGAACGCAAATTTCCTGTTTGATTGTAAAATTGTGTTCGCTCGGAAACTGGAACTTTTTTCTCATCAAGATAATTAGTGAGTTTAGATTTCTGTTTATTTTTTATAATATCATCAGCCATTTCGCGACTTTTTTCCACGTCGAGATTACGTGCGAGAACAGTTTGAATATTTTGAGTAGTGAGTCCGAGTCGTCTCATATACACGGAGATTTCATCTTTTTTCGACTTACTTTTTGAGGCAATTGCCCGATCAATTTGATTACTCACATTTTTCATATTTTTTAACGTTTTGATAGCTGTAATTTTATTCATGAAATCATTTTTCACACCCGCATTTATTATTTTATTGGACAAGGTATTTCGAGTTTTATCAATTTTACTATCGATTGCAGTATCGACCTTACGATTTATTTCTTTGAGGGCATTTTCAGATGTGATAGTAGAGACGCTACTATTGAAATTTAATTCGACATTGTATTGTTTCACAGTTGCGATCTTTGCAGCAAGGATTCGTTTTTTACTTTCAATAGTACCTTTCTCAGTGACTTCTTTATTTATAGACGCCTTAATATTTGTTAGGGAATTTTTTGAATTTTTAAACTGTTGAATGAATGCATTTTTTTTAGATTTATTGATATCCAATGGTTTTAAAGATTGTTCGAATTCATTAATATTATTTGTACGATTTTCACTCTTGAATTCCTGAATGGCGGTATCTATATTTTTACGAAGTTGATTAAGATTGGTACTATTGATATCTAATTGTTTAATGAATACATTTTTTTTACTTTGTGGGAGACTCTTACTCTGATTGATATAGGCTTTCACTTCACGTTTACGTTTAGTGCGGAGCTCTACTTTTTGTTTATTATCGATTATTTTTTTACGCGCCGTTGCAGTGTTTATCGCATTACGAAGTTGTACTACTTTTTCAACATTTTGTAGCTTTTCGATGCTACGAGAATATTTTGCATTCAATGATTTTGCCTTTTCGTATAGTTTCTCCTTCGTAGAACCAATAATACGTATCTTTACAGCATCAACATTCGCATTTGTTTTAATATTGATAATACTCACTTTTATATCGGCATCAAGATTCATTTCGCGAGCAATTGTGGAGAGTTTTTGGATTTTTTGTGCAAATATACCACCCTTTTTGGTAGTTCCAGATGTTATTATACTCTTTTCGATGTTATCAACCGCGCTTAAAATACTCAATTTTGAAATACTACGCGAAAATTCTGTATAGACATTCAATTGTTTCGCGAGTGCGGTGAGACGTTCTTTCTCTGAGGCAATCTTACCCACATTTCGTTGAGTTTTCAGTTTTTTAGCTTCGATTACTAATTTATTGACGTTTTTTTGACCATTGTTAAAACGAGACATGATTACATTTTTGTTTAGTGAATTGAGTTTAATTTCATCGAGGCGCTGAACGAGACGAGTTCTCACATTCACATTTCCACTTCGCGTGCTTTCACCCTGTTTGGCTGTAGCTTCACGTTTCAATGTATTTATACTTTCACCCTTATTGAAACGTCTGAGAAATGCATTTTTATTTATCTGGTTAATTTTCAAAGGTGTGAGAAAGCTTAATAGATTTTGTTTAACAAGGGATTCCTTTTCTTTTTTCCTTTGTTCGTAAAGTTTAATAGCTTGATTTTTCAAGGTGTTCAAATTAGTTTTACTATTGATGCGTTTTAGGAAACCTCTTTTATCATCATCTGAAAGTTTGACATTTACAATCATATTCATAAACTCCTGTTTCTGTATGGTGACACTGGGCTTGGGCTTCGCGTTAGGGAACCGCGGTGGACCCGGTACTACTACTACCTCACGTTCTTTAAATACATCTGGTACATTTACACGTGTTTTAAATACATCTGGTACATTTACACGTGTTTTAACGGCGCTCACCTGACCATTAAGAAATCTCGGCCTTTGACCTTTCATAAATAAACCACCTTTGGGAAATGTAACACGTGATTTAGGGGTGGATATGGGAGTATTTGACCCAACCCGTTGGTGGCCGTTCTTCGGCCAATTGTTGGTACCAACCCGTTTTTTGTGGTACCCAACCCCGTTGTTTTTGTACCCCACCCGTTGTTGTTGGTACCCAACCGGTTGTTGTTGGTACCCAACCCGTTGTTGATGGTACCCAACCCGTTGTTGATGGTACTCAACTCATTAACGTTTCCCACTGCGGTGTTATTGTTCACTGCTGTGCTGTTCAACGTTTTTGTTACACGCTTTTTACCAATTTTAACTGGTTCGTGGACTTTCATGTAACGTAGTCGCTTACCGATAGAATCAACCATTTGACCTTTCGTCATTTGATCCAATTGTTTGAGACCAACTTTACGAGCAACTTTTTTGATTTCATTGCGTTTCGAGGATGAATCGAATAAAATCTCATAGTCACCTATTTTAAGTGGTGATTTCTTATCGATTAGGTATGTCTTTGTAGAGTTCATGATAAGTGGGGGTAAGGGTAACTTACCCGCTTTAATTTCATCGTAGACTTCACATATTTGTTTTTTTGTCAGTTGAATATCTTGGCCTGTGTTTAACTTAATAAGTGCCCGCAAGTCATCTATATTGGCGTCGGGGTCGCACGCCTCAATCATATATAATAAACTGATAAAAAAAGTGTTATGTTGTGTATCCGATTGTATACAATTTTACCTTCTCTTCATAATCCATATTGAAATTAAATACATTTATATCTCCTACATTAGTTTCTATAATCTCAATTGGTATGTCGCATATCGCTCGGTTTGATAGTGCAGATCGAATAATTGTATCTACAAATTGTTTGGGTGTATCAATCGTATCCTGATAAATACGTTCCATCTTGATTTTCATGCACGTAATTTCGTGTGGTTTTTTATCTAAAAATGGTGTGAGTGGAAACTCCTCTTTTACACCTCCATCTACATATGTTCTATTTTCATATGAACCACATGCGAATATAAATGGTACGGCCATGCTCATACACACCGCATCTATTACCTTCATATCCGGGTGTGAATCTTTAGAGAAATAGACAGTCTCTGAAGTGTTCAAACAAAATGCAGATACATAAATTTTCATATCTAAATCATTAAAAGTTGGATCACTCCCACAAATATCAACTAATTTTTTACGTATCGGACCCATATCAACAAACCCAAATTTGTTAAAAAATGAACCCAAACGTATTTTAACAAAACTGGGGATATTCAAAGAAAGTGATATATCGAGTATTTCATCAACAGACATCCCCAATGCCAGAAATAGAGCTAATATTGCACCTGCCGATGAACCAGAAATTTCTTGTACATCGGTGAGTGCAGTCTCATGCGCTTTTAGAGCACCAATGAGTGAATAAATACCCATAGACGCTGGTCCAAGCACGAGATACTTCATCTCCTTACTTAATAGAACTGAGGAAATTGGCGACGCAAAAGCGCAAACACCACTGCGAAGACGATAGAGTGAGTCAGCGCTGCGGGGAGGCTGGTCTGACCCGATCGAGCCACACCACCTGAACCGGGGGGGAGGGTCAAAAGAAGACCTGGGCTGAGGGCCAGGAAGAGTGCGGTGGTCACGAGAATATCGGTCTTGGTGAGTACGAGACCCAACGCCTTGGCAACGAGGCTGTAGACGAGGAAGAACACGAGCGCGTGGAAGAACACAGCGGGTGGGGCGGTCTTGCGGTTCATGAACTTGATGCTCTTGCCCGCGGTGGTGACGAGAACACCTGGGCTGAGCGCGAGAAAAAGGGCAGCTGGGATGGCCACTTTCTGGGAAGTGATATCAGGAAGCATTTTATTATAAGCATATATAATTTTTCATGAAGTTGTTAAAATCATCAAACTTTGCACCGCGCATCATTTCCTCGTGGAGACCATTATCGTTTATGTTGCGCCTGAGATTCTTCCAAATGTGTTCAAGTCGCTGTTCATACCACATTGTATGCTCCTGGTATTCCCATGTTGTATTATGTTCATCATAACAAAACTCCACAAAGTCACAAAACTCCCCTGTGTGTTCAATATGTGCATCATATAGGAGTGTCCTGATAGTGCTCCACATCATATGTAATTCATCTGAGTATTCGACTTCCCAGTCTTCGATATTCAGAGGAGTGTGTTCATTATAATCATCATCATCACTGATGTAGGCATCAAAGCCGATAGTCGCTTCGTCAACGTATTGGCTCCAGACCATCGTGCTTTACTTATTCTCTTTCTCGGGTTTATCCTTTATACCAGTTAGCGAAAGAGAGGTAGACTCTTTCGTTTTAAGTCCATCCTTAATGGCATTTAGAGCTCCTTCGACCTTAGTCTCATCTCCACCAAAAAATGTCATCAGACCCTCTTTGATGGCATCCTTGTTCATACCGGCTTTCCTGATACTTTTACGGATGCTGATCTTACCCTTCCTGAGGTTGATCGTATCAATACCCTGGGAAACCATATGCTGTTTGACTTTTTCTTTCAATCGTTTTTCTTCTTGGTTAAGAACCTTAATGTCAGATTTAGCTTCAGAGAGTTGTTTGGTGAGATCTACGAGCTTAGAAACACTCTCAGATAGTTCATTTGAAACAGAAGACATTATTTAATAGTATTATTACCTAATCTTTAAGCACACAAACCACGCTGCATGGTATCAGCGACAATGGTGGAATTGTTCCAGACGAAAGGCGCCTTGGGGTTAGGGGGGTCCTTGCGGATCTGCTGGTTGGCGTTGCGGAGGGCACCACCGATGGTCTCGGGGTAACCGATCTGCTTACGGGGCTCGAGGAAGTTCTGTCCCTTGAGGATTTCTTCTGGGGCAAACTGACCAAAGTCTTCCTTGGAAGCAACTTCACGGGGGAGGAGGGAGGAGGCGAGCCCGGTACCCTTCTTCATACCCATAGACGCAGTGGATGGACCGGTAGAAGGGGCTGTGCCAAACACACTGTACTCCCTCTCTTTGATAGAATAATTAGAGCGACCGTTCATAGCAAACAATAGGTAGACCACAACAGCCACGGCGGCGATCATTAAGATTTGCTGAGTGCGACCCTTCATGATAGTTTATATAGTAGTAACACTTTTTTTTATTGTTCATCTACAAATGCATATTGCTCTGGGTAAACATCACTGATAGGATCTTCCACAATGGGATCCTCGTGAACCCTAATCTGGACAACATTCCAATTTCCACCGAAAGCCTTCTTCGCGAACCAGATACCAGCGAATTCCAGTAAGAGGTCACACTTCTTACCCGGCTGAACAATTTCAAGGTCGAGGGGTTCCTGGTTCTTGTTGTATACGAGAACCTTGGGTTCGGTGATGATATCAGCTGACATCTGCCCACCGGACAAGACGCTCTGGTACGCGGAACTAAGAACAACCTCTGAAAGTTTTTTACCGAACCATTCTTCACAGTTATCTTGCGCGGCTAAGAGGTTCATGGATTCGACCCCTGTAATTTTCTCCTCTGAGGTGACGTCGAAAACTAACTCGCCTGAAACTTCCGATACTGTGACATCATTCAATTGCACAAGACATTTAGTCTTATCGTCATTGGAAGCCTTCACGAAATAAAGACCATCGTCACCTTTGGCTGGGGAACTGTAAAACATTATAGTAGGTTTACTCATTAATTCTTTAAACCAATAAAGGGTATAGCCGCGGCGGCGTTTAAAACATCTTTATTTATCCACTTATCCCGATTTGGGTTGTAACCATACAATGTCTTCGTGGTGTTTATGTTTTTGGGTATATTAATCGCCTGCTTCGGTCTGAGTGAAACTTCGTTTTTCACGTACGCCTGGTTTGACTCTTTTACCCACTTGAGTTTATTCAAGTTGAATCTTTTGTTTCCATGGGAATTTTCGTAACCTTCTACTTTAGTGTTATTTATCAGTGGCTTCAGTCCATGTACGATTTGTTTAGAAATGCGTTCCTTGGATGGTTCTGTCGTGTAATTTTTGTAATTATTTGGGTTCACCTTCTTCGCTTTACTGACATTTACACTCCCTGTTGATTTCCTTGGTTTAGATGTCTTTAGACTCAATTTACCCCTAACCTTTTTGTATATATCATCTATTGTGTCGCTCGCTGTGATATTTTTGCTAAAAAGTTGACTGAGTTTTAGGAGACGACGTCTATCCTTTTCTTTTTTCTCTGGGCGAAGTTTGAGTTTATGCATGAGATAAATGTCTTCGATCAGGAACTCTTTACTCGCGATGTATATTTTCTGATTATTTATGATTTTACCAGAAAGTGGATTTCGGTACACGATCCCTTTGAGTTTAGTTTGAGCAACTTCATATCCAAACTCTTTAGGTCTCATGAATGGAATGTCGAGTATACCACCCATGGTATTATCCGTAATTCTACCACTCTCGGGTGAGAAGAATCTAATATTCAGGTCCAACGCGAATAACTCGACGTCGATGAAAACGTCACCCTTCCCTGGGTTATTCGTGTCACCTGTTTTCTTCTTTTTTATGAGTGTATATCTCCTAGTTACGTATGGACCGGAATTCTTGAAACCGACACCTAAGAATTTGAACACCTTGGGGTACCTAGAACGCATCGCATTCAAACGATTTTTAACTCGTGTATTTAGCTTTTTCGCCTGCTTACCAAGTTCGTCCCATAGTAGCAATTTTAGTGCTTGGAGTTTACCGAAATACTTGGTGTCTGCTCGAATACGGGGAACGAATTTTGCGTCTATATCACTCGTGATGATTCTGTCATTAAAATCAACATATAAGTTGAACGCTTCACCACCACTCACGATAAGATCACCAGATGCTTTGAATTTTTCCGTGATTTCACTTATCGTATTGAGTATTATATCGCGAATGGAATCTGTCACCAAGACATATATGATATTTTCGAAAGTTTTATTAGAAAACTTTTGGTGAACCTGAGATCTAAATTTAGTTAAGTCCCTCTGTTCGTTCCTGTTGAAATATTTCTCCAATTTTTCATCTTTGAACAATAAATTTTCGTTCATGAACTTGTCAATGGCAACTTTCGAATAACTTTTTTCATCCATTAATATATCGTGATATAATAATATGATCTGCAACGTTATCGACGAATGTAGGTGTTACGCGTATGATGATGTAAAAAATCCCAAGAAGGAACAATTCTGTGGTGTGAGACGGGGTTCCAGTGTGATCCCATGTCCATCCGGTTGCTGCGCCGGTGGGTGTCCTGGTAAACACTCTAGTCAGCCATTCAGGATAATCAAGCGTCCAGTGCCCTCACCCATACTTAAAAAAAATGGGAACGAACTCAGTTTCGGTATGAAAGTCCTAATATATTTGACGGTAATTTTATTATGTATATTCCTCTTGTTATTGTGACTTAAAGATTACTGATGTAAGAAAGATATAATGTCTCTCGAAGAAACCATTAAGACCGAGCTCACTGCTCTCCGCGCCGAGGTGAAGACTCTCACGAAGCTCGTCCGCAAGATCAAGAACACCCAGGAAGATCCTGATGGTGAGAAGGCTAAGGCGCGCGCCGCCAACAATGGTTTCAACCGTAAGCAAGATGTGATGCCTAAGTTGCGCGAGTTCCTCGGGCTTCCTGTGGATGAGTTGATTTCGCGTTCGGAAGTCACAAAGTTTGTGAACAAGTACATCATCGATAAGGGTCTTAAGCACCCCGAGAACGGTCGCCAGATTATTCTCGACGACAAGCTTCGCGACCTCCTTGCACCCCCTCCGGATGTTGTCGTAACGTACCTTAACCTACAGAAGTACCTCTCTCCTCATTACATTAAGAAGGAGGCTTAAAAAATAAAAACATACATATAATAAACATAATGGTCGTGCTCGCTGATAAGGCGTGTATCGAAAAACTTGTTGGTACAAAGATCAAAAACCTTGATTTGTACCAAAAGGCATTCACACATAAATCTGCTCTCAAGGAGTATGAAAATATGAACGAATCATTTGAAACTCTGGAATTTATTGGTGACTCTGTATTGGGTTTTGTAATCACTAAATTCTTATTTGATCAATATGAAAGTCGTCAAGAAGGTTTCCTCACGAAAGCTCGCACAAAGTTGGTTCGTGGTGAAACACTCGCAAAAATAGCTAAAATACTCGGTCTCGATAAACTCGTCATAATGGATGAAAAGGGGATGCGTAACGGATGGAATAACAACCCCAAGATTTTGGAGGATGTCTTCGAAGCCCTCATTGGAGCCATCTATATGGATATTGGACTTCTTCATGCGAAAGAGTTTGTCCTTAGAATATACAACGACCCCAAATATATCGATATGAATTTGATCATGGTCGATGACAACTTTAAGGATCATCTCATGCGATATTGTCAAGTGAACAACTTGCAACTTCCCGAATATCGGGTAGCGGGACATCATGAAGGTATTTTCTATATCGACATTTATGTGAATAATAAATTCATTAGTAGAGGAACTGCGAAAAGTAAAAAGCAAGCTGAACAGAATGCAGCGAGACTTTTTTTCGAACAACTTAAAAGTTACACCCTCTCTTAATATAAGATGCACCCAAACGTCAAAGCTTTGCTCGAGAGGGAATATGCAGCACAAAAGTCTGAAGAATGGTTGGCTCTCCGCGGTAATATGCTCACCGCATCAGATGCCGCCACAGCCATCGGTGTGAATAAATATGAAACACCCGCCGAACTTCTCCTAAAGAAGTGTGGACTTGGTGAGAAGTTTACTGGGAACGCAGCCACAAGGCATGGGGAGAAGTATGAAGATGAGGCTCGCATTCTCTACGAAGAGAGGCATGGAGAGGTCGTGCATGAACTTGGATTGTGCCCCCACCCCTTACATACGTGGCTCGGGGGGAGTCCTGATGGTGTGAGTGAAAGTGGGAAATTGGTAGAGATTAAATGCCCACCGATGCGACAAATTGTACCTGGTGAGGTCCCAATTCATTATATGCCTCAGCTTCAGTTGTGTATGGAGATTTTAGACCTAGAAGAAGCAGATTTTATTCAATACAAACCAGCCGAGACCAACTGGCCTAAACCCGAAGAATTCGACGTCGTAAATATTAAGCGAGATCCCGAATGGTGGAAAACTAACCTCCCTGTGATGAGGGAATTTTGGGACAAGGTGCTCTACTTTCGAGAACATATAGATGAACTCCCACCACCTAAGTTGAAGAAGACGCGTAAGAAAAAAGAACCTGAACCAGTTATTTGTGAAGTGGAACTCCTACTCGACGAGGATCATTACCATGACGATTGAAGAGCAATACAACCGCGCGAAGAACAACCTCAATGGTCGCCTATTCGCGCCTTACCAACGTGAAGGGGTATTGTTCCTGTTGACGATGGAAAGCCAAACCTCTGGACCCAAGGGTGGATTCCTTTGTGATGACATGGGTATGGGCAAAACCATACAGCTTGTGGCTACCATACTTGGAAACCCCAAACCTCGTACACTGATCATCGTACCCAAATCCATTATCACCCAGTGGGCGGAAGAGATCAAACGATTTGCACCTAACTTGACCATCAACATCTTTGATGGTCCAGAACGGAAAATTAAAGAGGCTGACGTGACGCTTGCACCTTACACACTTTTGACACCAAGGGGTGAGTCTACAGATACAAGGACACCTCTTCATATGGTACAATGGGATCGAGTCATTCTCGATGAAGCCCACGAGATTCGTAACAAGAAGTCAAAGCTCTTCAAGAGTGTATGTCGTTTGCAGACCCAAATCAAGTGGATCGTAACCGGTACCCCAGTGTTCAATTCTATGGAGGACTTTGTCTCTCTCTGTACATTCCTTGGTCTCTCGAAAGTTGTTGTACAGGGGATGACCAACAAGATCAAGGATATCTACATTCTTCGACGCACCAAGGAAGATCTGTCACAAATCAGTGAGCGTCTTCGTCTACCTCCATGTCACTTCGAGAATGTGGAACTGGATATGTACCCTGATGAGAAGCAGTTGTATGAACTCATGTTCATTGAGGCACAAGATACGATCCGAGACGCATTCAGACACGCTCAGAGTCTCAATGCCAAGAATATGGTTATCTTGGAATGCCTTCTCCGTGCGCGGCAGGTGATGATTTGGCCGCAGATGTACCTCGATGGTATCGCGAAGAAGAATGGGACACAACCAGAGAAGTGGGTTGGGAGTTCCAAGAAGATGGAGACCCTTTTTGCGATGATTGAGAGTCATCCTTCTGAAAAATCGTTGATTTTCTGTCAATTCCGTGGTGAGATGAACCATATCCAGAAGAATCTCGATAGACCCATTTTTCGCATCGATGGTTCTGTTCCCAAGGATGAACGTGTGAAAAATATTGAGGGTTTCAAGCAGGCTGAGCCAGGTGCGGTATTCATTATTCAGATTAAGAGTGGTGGACAGGGTCTCAATCTACAAGAAGCGACACGGGTCTACATCACGGCACCCTCATGGAATCCAGCCACTGAACTCCAGGCGATTGGTAGGAGTCACAGGACGGGTCAGACCCACCCAGTATACGTGAAAAAATTGGTCTATAAGGAGTGTGTGCGTTTTGTTAGTGTAGAGCAGGAAATGATGGCACTCCAGGGTCATAAATCCATAGTGTGTTCCAAAGTACTCAATGATGAACGAATCGAGAGACAAATCCCAGTCAACAGGACATCAGATAAGATTTCGATTCTGGATATCAAAAAAATTTTCAAAGCATAAGATAAATGACTGTTGGTACTCGCGCTGAAGTTTTTCACGGCACTGCTGATAAAACCGCTGGTGGTCTCGCAAAGAAGAATCTTATGATGGGTAATGATGGACGCATCAAAAGTAAGGCGGCTCACGATGCCGCGCTCAAGCGGATGAAGAAGGAGGGTAAGAAGGCTATGGTGAAAGTGTTTAAGCCATCCAAGAAGGGTTTCAAGCTTCAACCCAAGGCTGGCACAGTTGAGTACGAAAAGAAGATCTCCAAGATGCAATAAAATTTTGTATGCATATCATAAGAATGTCTCTCAAACGTTGGGAAGATGCGGTGAAAATTGCTAAAATTAGACAAGGAATAGACCCAAAGGAATTTTCGAGAATACAGGGTAAATTACTCAAGGAAGCCCAGACGATATATAGAATTTTAATGATGAATAAAAATATCAGCAAAAAGTAATAATGGCTTCGAATAATCAGGTTCAGGTGCCTAATAATGCGACACGAACTAACAACGCGCCGGTGAACAACAGCGCTCGTGCGAACAATAACAAGAACAATAATGCCCGGAATGGTAATTCCGCTATGGCGAGAGCCCGGGGTAAATCTCTCGCGGAGCAGGCTCAGTCCCAGGGGTATGCTATGGCGCAAAAAGCGCACGAACAGGCACTCGCTATGGTGCAGCAGGCACAGGCACAGGCTCTCGAGAAGGCGAAGCAGGTTGCCATCTCGAGGGGTCTCCAGTTCAACGCGAATGTTCCCACCAACTACCTCGATACCCAAGGTCGTCGTATCATGCAGGGTGCGAATGGCGGGACATACGTAAATACGTCAAGCGGTCGCAACTATAAACCAACACCCGCGTTCTTGAACCAGATGGGAACTAACGTGGTGTCTCAAATTGGAAACCAACCCCCTAACATGGCTCCACCCGCATAAAAATATACTGTACATATAAACAATAATGGCTGCGATGTTCGCTAAAATGGCTTTAAAGGGTGCGGCGAAAGCTGCCGTGTCTCAGGCGAAGGGTATGGCGAAGAATATGGCGACGAATCTCGCGAAGGGTGCGAAGAACCAGGTGATGGCTGCCGGTCGCGCGAAGGCGAACCAGATGGCTAAGAATGCGATCTCCTTCGGAACCGCGAAGCTGAACCAGGCTCAGACGAGGGTTGCGAACAAGATGGGTGCGATGGCGGTAGGTGTGCAGGCTGGTGCGCCTGTGATGGTGGGTCCCAAGGGTGGTAACTTCAGGTTGAGCGCCATGGGTCAACGCCTTCCTATGTTACCCGTGGCTTAAACAACAAACTGAAACCCTTTAAGATTTTGTGGCTCGTACACGACGAGCTGATATAATTTCCATGTACAACCAAACATCCTATTCAAGAAATAAACGCTGTTGAGTTCAACGATAGCGTGTCCAGAATTCCTTGCATAGAGACCGTTTGATACAAAATCCTTGATTGGATTCTTATCTGAATTATACACCGAAGCCTTCATGGTATCTTCCATGTCTGTATCCGCCTTAACACGAAACTTTGGTTCACGGTCACTCGACATTTTGATATTGGAATTAAACATCGGTAAAAGTTCAGCCTTTGTCATGGGTTTGCCGAAAATCTCAACACTCTGTTCTACGACTGAATCGACAATAATGTTTTCCAATTTACGTAAGGAGTCATAAAAACTCTTCATAAAACTATCATCTTCATCATACCCTTTCACAGCGAAATCGATGTTGTACTTGGTGGGACCCACCTCTGGTGTGAATCCGGAAACACCGAATGGCATATACATACGAGGAAACTGTACACGGAACGGTGTACCTTGTTTGGTTGAGAGGACAATTTTACGATTGTTATATTTATTAATTTGAAGGTTTTCTATCACTTTTTCCATGTCTTCTTCTTTTTTATCTACCCACCTAAACTTTAAGCTGAACAGGCTACACAGTCAGGCTCTAAACTAAACTGGATCGGTCGGGATTTGGCTTTGGACCTGAGGTAGTACATACCAGTCTTGAGACCAGCCTTCCACGCGTACATGTGCATCGAGGATAGCTTGGACATCGTGGGACTCTCTATGAAAAGGTTCATAGATTGAGACTGGTCAATAAATCGTCCACGGTCAGCCGCCATATCAATGATACACTTCTGACTGATTTCCCATACAGTCTTGTAGAGTTTCTTAATGTCTTCGGGAATGTCCACTATGTTTTGGATGGAGCCACCAGCCTTCACCATCAGGTCCTTCATCTCCTTCGACCAGAGACCAACCCTCTTGAGATCCTCAACCAGGTGTTTGTTAACGACTACAAATTCACCAGCGAGTGTGCGTCGAAGGTAGATGTTTGTCGTGTAGGGTTCAAAGCATTCGTTGTTGCCCAAAATTTGTGCAGTGGAGGCTGTGGGCATGGGAGCCATGAGAAGACTGTTACGGAGACCCTTGGTCTTGACGCGCTCGCGCATAGCATCCCAATCGTACCGACCACTGAACTTTGTCTCACCCTCCCACATATCTGGCTGGAGTACACCTTGGGACGTGGGAGACCCCTCAAAACTCTCATAAGACCCATCCACCTCAGCCAACTCCGAACTCGCCTCGAGGGCGGCGTGGTACATAGTCTCAAAAATTTGCGCGTTCATGAGACGCGACTCCTCACAGTCGAATGGAAGCCCACAAAGGATGAATACATCGGCGAGACCCTGGACACCCAAACCGATGGGGCGATGCTTCATGTTAGAACGCTTCGCAGTCTCCACTGGGTAGAAGTTACGGTCGATGACCCGATTGAGATTCTTTGTGACGGTCTTCGTGACCTCATGGAGTTTCACATGATCGAAGGTTTTTGTTTCCTTATTCACATACTTTGGGAGGGCGATGGACGCCAGGTTACATACAGCGGTCTCATCCTTGTTGGTGTACTCTATGATTTCGGTACACAAATTTGAACTCTTAATCACACCCAAATTCTTCTGGTTGCTTTTAGTGTTACAAGCATCCTTGTAGAGCATGTAGGGTGTACCTGTCTCAGTTTGAGACTTGAGAATCGCCTTCCATACATCAGCAGCTGGAATGGTCGCACTGGCGAGACCCTCCTCCTCGTATTTGGTGTAGAGTGCTTCAAACTCCTCACCGTAACAGTCAGAGAGACCTGGTGCCTTATCGGGGCAGAAGAGAGACCAGTTACCACCCTCCTCAACCCTCTTCATGAAGAGATCGGGGATCCACATAGCGGAGAAAAGGTCACGACAACGAGCCTCTTCATCTCCTTGGTTGAGGCGAAGTTCGAGGAAGTCCATGATGTCAGCATGCCATGGCTCGACATAGACCGCAATAGATCCCTTGCGTCGTCCAGCCTGGTTCACGTAACGTGCAGTGGCGTTGAAAACCCTAAGCATGGGGATGATACCATCAGATTGACCGTTTGTACCCCTAATTCGAGACTTATTCCCACGAATGTCGTGGATATGCATACCAATACCACCCGCCCATTTACTGATCTGGGCGCATTCCGTCAGAGTTCCATAGATACCATCGATTGAGTCAGATTTATTTGCGATGAGAAAGCATGAAGACATCTGGGGTCTTGGTGTTCCCGCGTTGAATAGAGTTGGTGTGGCGTGGATGAAGAGACCCTGAGACATCTTATCATACGTATCCAAAACAGCGGGAATATCTTTACCATGAATACCAATCGACACACGCATGAACATGTATTGAGGTGTTTCGATCAATTTCCCCTCAACACGTTGGAGATACCCCTTTTCTAGGGTCTTGAGACCAAAATATCCAAAATCGAAATCACGATCACCTTTAATTTCATCCTTCACCTGCTGTGCGACTTCGACGACTTCATCCGTGACGACATCAACCTTCTGAAGTTTCTTCATGGCGAGGTGGAAATTATTGGGGCACACCTTTTGAATGTTACTGGCGATGATCCGCGTCGCCAGGATTTCATAATCAGGGTCGACAGTGATCATACCCACACAGATTTCAGCGGAGAGGGTATCAATTTCTTGGGTGGTGATATTATCGTACATAGATGAGAATACCTGTTGTGCGACTTTAGAAGAGTCGCAGTTTTCGGAGAGTCCATACGTTAAATTCTTGATCCTATTGGTGACGTTATCAAATTTCATATCCTCAATACGACCTGAGCGTTTAATGACCCTCATATATCTAAGTTTCTAGCTTTATTTTTAACTTACTTCTTACAGCTCAAATCTGAACTGCGAACAGTGGCTGTTCCGAGTGTTTCCATTCTACGATCAGGTTGGAGAAGGTACGTGTTCACGTAAAAGGGTCCTTCCTCACCAGCCTTGGTCACCGGGGCATAGGAACCGACGAAGCAGGAGGGTGGCTCGCATGGTATCATGTCAACCGTGTCAGGACCTTTACTGTATGCTTTATCAAACTCGGCGTATTTCGTCATTTACTATTTACACAGTTTTTTTTTCGAGCGGTATATTAAATGAGTAATCTTCACTTGAATTCTATGAAGCAGTGTGAGACACCATTAAATACACTCTTCTTTTCGGAATTTAACAAAAATATTCTTCAGCGTGGAATTCGTCAGACGTTTAAGGATCGTACTGGTATATCCATCGATTACCAAAATTCAGATGATCTCTATGGTATCATGCGTGTCGTCTTCATCAACAACTCCGGTGATCACCAACGGGATGTGAACAAACAGGTGAAACTCATGAACAGTCGCGTGATAGAAACCGCCCTGTCACAGATTCAGACGGGTGTTTCCCAATACATCGCTTATGTGAATGACATAGACACCACGAGTATACCACTCGACCAACCCATGAACACGAGTACTTCCGGAAGAAAGATTGGATACAATAACAAGATTGGTATCAATTAAAGATTATCAAACAAGAAAGAATAAGTGTGATGAGTCTCAATTATTACAGAGATGAAACTAAGAAAGTGTGTAAATCTAAGGGTTGGGATCGCGCCCCTGTAGATACGGTATGGCTCTTACTCTCAGAAGAAGTTGGTGAACTTGCATCAGCTATTCGACAGTACAAGAAGATGTACAAGAAGACGAACCTGAAAAAGGAGAGGGGGACTGATGTGATGATGGAGATGGGTGATGTGTTTAGTTATCTGTTCCAACTGGCTGACATGTTGAATGTGGATCTAGATATGATGTGGGAAACACATCGATACAAGATGAATGATAAAAAATATAATCTGAAGTAATAGTAATTATGAGTAAGTTTATGCTCAACGACGAAGATGCGATAAATGATGTTAATCCATTTGTCACACACGATTTTTCCCTTCCGGGTGGGGTGAGACAAACTGGGGGGTATGATTCTTTTTCTAAACCTTCACCTATCGACGGTATAGTTGGAGCCGATGAGAGTGTGTATTGTAATTATGCATTATGTGAAACGGCAAAGGGTCCTTCAACTACATTCACTAGTATCCACCCCAGAAGGAATATCGATTCTGGATTCACCTGTAAACCACCTGATCGCGTGAAGGTTGGAGTATCTCAGGAACCACGTATTCCGTATATAGGTATTGTGATCGCCGTGTCGTCTATAGCTCTCGTTCTATTATATTCAAAACGTCTGTGAAATATTCAAGGCGATCCAACTTGGTACACTCCTCGATAGAATAGTGTATAAACTCTTTGCATAATTTAATGATATATTCTCTTTGCCAAGCACTTTTCATGTTAATAATGGGTGGCTGGAAGTTGGGATCTATAATCTTAGTGGCGTGTGCGACACGAATGTACAGTCGAATGTCTCGATCGTAGGATAGGAAATTTTCGAGAGCCAATTCAGCCATTCGCTGTCGCACCTCAATCGTTTTGGTAACCATGATTTCTAAAAACTTCAAATATGTGATGGTATGCTTTTTACTCTGAAATAATTCCCAATCTGCTAGGGGGTCAGCGTTCATGTAGTCTGTAAAAATCTCATATCCTTTACCATGAACAAAGGATTCATACATAATTTCAACGTAAGTGAGGTCGGATTCAACATCATGTACAACTTTTGCAGATTTAAAGAAGGAGGTCATATACGAGTATAAAGAATACTCTCTTTAAACACCTAAGTTGGTGAAAGTATTGTCTCAATTTTATGGATTAATGTATACGAATATTGCCAATAATTCGTTTTCCTATCTACTCACGATAAATGAGTTTAGGAATGCTTTACCTGATGAACTGAAACCATCTTGGATTAAAATCACGACAATCACGATGGTTTCTAGTTTTGTCCAAAACATCGACATTAAACGCCTTCGAGCCGTTTTCGAAGATATCGGAACGTATAAGATGAAACGCTGTGGACCAGATTCCGAGACCTCGAGGGGTTTCGAATGGAAGCTCAAACCGACAACCTTTTATAACCAGGTTACATTGACGTATCATGATTCGTACAGTACCAAATCTGTAAAGGTTTTCCCAAATGGAAGTATTCAAGTCGCTGGGTGCTGTGATATCTTTGACTGCAAGCGCATCATTACCCAACTCGTGTACATATTTAAGACTTTTCTCAATTTGGATGTGAACATACCCCTTGATTCGTTTAGGGTTGTGATGATCAATTCAAATTTCAGTCTCAACCATAACGTCAATCTCATGGAGGTGACCAGATGGTTTGAGCGTTACAGTGATATTTTCAACGTATCTTTCGAACCCGATCGATACTCTGCGGTGAAGATTAAGTTTAAGCCTGCGCACGACATGAAAACGATCACATGTAGTATCTTCAGTACCGGAAAGATTATCATCACGGGTGCCGAAACACTCAAGGAGATTGCTTTCGGCTATAACATCATCAATCAACACATAAACGAAAATAATGAAATTAGGGTGTCTCGTACAGTCGAGACAGATGTTTTTGATATATATTTGGGGTACAAATGTGATCCTCTCGTTAAGCACCTCAAGGAAAAGGGTTTTGAGTCATGGGTCAAAACAATCACCAACCGACAAATTAATTTCTAAATTTATAGTAATAAAGATGTCTCAACGACTTGGCATGGCTGATGGGCGCTGTTTCACGATTAATTCGTCAGCCCAACTGTTTAACAACTATGTGATGAAACAGAATGGTATCACATTCGAGGATAACTATTCTTATAGGCAGCTTCTCCAGAAGCAGGGACCTGAACTCCTTTCCAAGGTCCAAGAGCAGCAGGGTAGGGAGAATTGTAAGACTTGTGATAAACCACTTCTCGCAGTTCCCGATATTTATTAGGTGAGCTAAATGACGGAAAAAACTTTACACTCGTACTCTAAGAATGTCCACGTGTTCTATATGTCTAGCTGAAGTCAGGTCGACGAGGAATAACCCGTCGATTCGCTGTGGTCATATATTTCACACACACTGTCTTGATAGGTGGAAGGAACAAGGTAAAAACACATGTCCCACGTGCAGACGGGTATTTGATGTTTCTCAATTCAAGGTGGAAGTTACGATACATAATAACTACACACATACATCAAACGTCGTATCCTTGAATGATGAATCAATGTTATCCGTATTGGATTTGTTTGATATATCCTTTGACGCAGATAGCGTACTAGATCTAAATAGTATCCTAGTAGACTTTGGGTTAACTCTTTCCGACTTTGATTCCTCGATCTTTAACGCAGAATGAACTACAGTATTTGTCATAGTTTAATTCCTTATACTTCCTAGAAGCCGTACGAGGGTCTTTAATCACCTTACCATTAGCATCACCGAGTAATGGTCCAGTAGCCCACCCACGCTTGTGACTAAACACATTAGCATTGAACACTAACTGATTTCCAACTGTAAACTTTCCCGCCTTTTTTATCCTATATTCAGGAATTTTAAAAAATGCGGCAACAGACTTGATTGTGTCACCCAATTTTATTTTGTACTCTACGACACCGTGTTGTTTGTAAAAATGAAAATCACCCTGACGAATGTAGCTCTTGGGTCTCCCAGAAGATACAAACATCATGATTTTGTAGTACCCCTTTTTACATTTTTCATCTCCATCGATTTTGTAAATCAATTTGGGGTTATCCGAAATAACGCGCCTTGGGAGATCGTCACATTTTGTATAATTATGTGGAAGACTCGATAAACCGGAACGGTCCCCTGGTATAGATTTTTGCCAACGATACGCGATATAGTTACCTACTGCATATGCATAACAATTATTGCTCGTAATACCCTTGCCGCTCCCCCATCGACGGGTTGTAAATTTACTTTCTGATCCACTCAGAGGAAGTTCTTTAGTTTTAGACATCTGTCATTTACGAAGAAAAAAATATCAGTATGTAATAAATGTTTGCTAATATCCTCAAGTCTGAAAACAAGTCCGATATGATTCGTGAACTTCTCATCTTCATAGTTTCGATTCTCATCAGCACGTTCGTTCTCCGTGTCGTGTGGAACTCCTCGCTTGTGAAGCACATCACCGTGCTCAAGCCCATCAACAACATGCTCGATGCTTTCATCCTCTCTATTTCTCTTCGCGTAATCAGCGGTCTTGATCGTTAAATACTTACACACTCCTTCAGTCAATGACTGTTTAGAAGCCCATCCTCGTATCATGGACTCGTAAACATTTATTTGTATATATAAAATGCCTTCGACAGTATTCACCATTGGAAATGACAATTTTACACTCAAATACACCAGGAAAATGTCCCGTGGTGAAGTTGAACGGATGAAGTCGTTCGTCACAAAGGGTGGGACGACACTGGTAAAAACCCCAAAGTTTAAGATACTCTCTATAACAGGTGACGATACTAAACGAGTCTTCAAGGTTGACAGATCTTCTTTTTGAGCATATTACGTTCATCATTTGATAAACCGTTCACATACTTGTTTATCTTTTTTGTATTTATATCCCGTGCAGTTGGTCCAAGCTCAGGAATGGTCGGTTTAATCTCGGGGACTGGGTTGAGACGCACAACACCGGGTCTCCTTCGAGGTACTGGTTTGGATTTATTCTTGTTAGCTGCAAGTATAGCAGCCGCTTTCTTAATCATATTGTTCATAGTCTTCTTCCCATTCGCAGTTGAAAGCTTACCGAAGTTGCGTGGTGGAAGTACCCGGGTGACCTTGGGAGGAGTCTTA